TACCCAGCCTGAAATAATAATCCCCGCATTAGACAGTGAAATAATTTGTTTAGCAAAAAACATTTACTTTGAGGCACGGGGCGAAAGTGTTTTTGGAAAAGTAGCAGTTGCTAGTGTTACTCTCAATCGAGTAGAAAGTCCTAATTTTCCAGACACTATTTGCGGTGTTGTATATCAAGCAAAATTAAGTCAATGGCATCTTGAACAAGGTAGAGAAGTTCCTCTCTTAAATCAGTGCCAGTTTAGTTGGTATTGCGATGGTAAGTCTGATGAGATATATGACCATAAAACCTATGAAAGCATTTACAAGTTAGCTGAACTTGTATATAATATGGATATAGATGTTACTGATGGAGCTACACATTATCATGCGGATTATGTTGAACCTAACTGGTCTAAAAGTATGCCAATGGTAGCAGTTGTAGATACACACATTTTTTATAAGATGAAATAATTATGCTACAGATGTCTCATTATGTTGTTACCGGTGGGTGTGGATTTATAGGATCTCATTTAGTTGAGGCTCTGTTAGCCATGGAATGTTGTGTAACTGTTGTTGATGACAAACGAAATGGAAAGCATGTAATAGATCACCCCTTTGTGCAGTATTTGCATTGTGCGGTAGAAGATGTTAATATCGCAACTGATACCCCTATTGATGGAATAATACATTTAGCAAATACTCCTAGAGTCCGTCTTTCTATGGAAGACCCTAAAGATGCTATTTTAAACAACATAGTTCCTACCGTGGCTGTTTGTGAATGGGCAAGAGAGTATAAGTGTCCATTATATTTTGCACAATCTTCAAGTAGACTTTCTTCAAGTGTCTACTCAAATCCATATACATTTGGAAAAACAATAGCAGAAGAGAATATAAAACTGTATAAAAAATTGTGGGGTATAAAAAGTCATTTGTTATATTTTTATAATGTGTATGGTCCTAGAGAAGCAGACTATGGAGAACATAGTACTGTAATCAGGAGTTTTAAAAATCAAATATTGAAAAATGAACCACTAAGAATATATGGAAGTGGAAGAAAGTCAAGAGATTTTACTTTTGTTTCAGATGCTATAGCGGGTATAGTTAAATTGCTTTTGCTTACTCCCTCAAAGCGTCCTGATTATGTCATGTTGGGTAAGGGCGATCCTAAAACTATTCTTGAAATTGCAAAAGCGTTTGACCACCCTTACATTCATGAATTTGATAAACCCGGTGAAGCAGAAAAAACTTTTTGTGACAAACCATTCATCGAAGGAAAATTTGATGTGATAGATTATATTAAAAAATGGAAAAAATTAAATGCATAAGTTAGTAGTAGATAATGACTTAACTGATAAGTCAAAAGTGACCGATGTGTTTCTTATAACGAAACAATTCAAAACACAGGTTGAGTTTTCTCAGCATATTGAAAAAAAAGCACACAAGACAAATAGTAGTCTAATTGACATTTTGGTTGAATATTGTGTAAAGCAAGAGATTGAAATTGAATCGGTCAAAAAACTAGTCACGCCTTCTCTTAAAGAAAAAATTAAGGTGGAGGCAGAATCTCTTAACTTGATGAAAGAAAAAACAGGTAAACTCCCCTTTTAATATGAGATGCACTGATGGAACCGTTTGAAGTATATCGTTTATATTTGGCACTCAAACTTCACTTCACTACAAAAGAGTATGACATAACAAAAACTAAGGGAGCAGTAAGAGCAAGCGAAAAGGCTTTCTTAAAAAGAAAAGACCTTTTATCTATTCGTAAGATTGCTAGAGACTATACAAGAAAAGAAGCAATAAATTTTTTAGTTGCTAACTTTGTTTCTGGAGATAGATGGGGCGGTATATTTGATGCTCAATCTAAAGAAAGATATGAAACATGGAAGGCTAGGAATGCTAATTTCGCTTATACTTTTGAACAAGATATTGCAAAGATAGATTATGAGATGGAGAAAGATAATATTGAATCACCATTTTTTGCTGATAACGGTAAGCATCCTTTGGTATTCAGACTCTACTTTGGTCAAATGATTTGCTTAGAAACGCTGGTAATACTTGACAAATTCTATAATTATGTTAATATAGACAATGATGATATCTTCTTACAAGACATTAGTTTGTTAATTAAGAAATATCGTCCATTTACCCAAATTAGCGATAGAATTAGAATCGCTGGTGAAATGCATTATAAATAGTAGTGTCCGCTGATATAGGACAATACACAAACATACAACGCTTATACGGAGAAACAAATATGTCGTTTAATTCACTTTCAGACTTGCGCAAGGCAAGAGGCTCTTTCGATAATCTAATGAAAGAGGTCGAAAAAATTGATTCCCCTAAACAACAAGGCAATAACGATAGCAATGAATGGAAGCTGTCAGTAGATTCTGCTGGCAACGGATATGCAATCATTCGTTTTCTTGCCCCGCCTAAAGGTGAAGAACTACCCTGGGTTCGCATCTGGAATCATGGCTTTCAAGGTCCCACAGGCAAGTGGTACATTGAAAATTCTCTCACAACTCTCGGTCAGAATGATCCAGTATCAGAACTTAACAGCGAGTTGTGGAACAGTGGTGTAGAAGCAAACAAAGATATTGCACGAAAGCAAAAGCGCCGTTTGTCTTACTACGCAAACATTCTTGTTGTGAAAGATCCTGCAAATCCTCAAAACGAGGGTCAGGTTTTTCTCTTCAAGTTTGGCAAGAAAATCTTTGACAAAATTAAAGATGTAATGCAACCTGAGTTTGAAGATGAAACTCCAGTAAATCCTTTTGATTTCTGGGAAGGTGTCAACTTCAAATTGAAAGCACGACAAGTTGAGGGTTATCGCAACTACGATAAGTCTGAATTTGAATCTTCACCTTCTGCTGTTGCAGATAGCGATGAAGATATTGAAGCAATTTGGGGTAAGCAACACTCTCTTGCTGAGATTGTTGATCCTAAGAACTTCAAAACTTATGATGAGTTGAAGGCTAAACTTAATCAGGTACTTACAGGTGGTGCAAAAGTCACTACTGCTGAATCTATTGCCCAACAGACGGGTGATGACGATGTAGAAGATTTGATGGCTGTTAAATCTGCAAGTACTGTATCTGTTAAGTCTAGCACAGATGATGATGAAGAAGATACATTGAGTTACTTTGCTTCCCTAGCTGAGGAAGATTAAATCTAGCTTGGTGACCTTAGAGGGGCGGCTTAGGCTGCCCCTTTTTTTATTAAAACTCTACATTTGAGATAAATCGTAGACCGGATGCATCTTGTGGTCCAATCCATTTCGGCATAGATACAACAACATTAACGGCTGGAGCAGGCTGTGGGGGAGCCGGTGGAGTTGAGTTGTTTACAATTACAGGAGCATTATTAGTAGCAGAAGATGCTCTTTCTGTTGCGCTCTCTACAGAACTAGAAGATGCATTTCTCATTGAATTGTTTGCTGTAGAAGAATCTAATGAACTTTGAACTGGAACATCAGGAATATTCATTTCTGCCCTTTTTGCTTGCATATCAGCATTTGCTTCTCGAAAGGGTCTGAGAGTCTCTTTTTCTTCTGGTGTCAAGAATTCTTCTGTAGACTGACCATTAATCTCTGTAACTACACCGGCTTGAATATTATTTCCTCGAACATTTTCAGGATCAATACCCATCCTTTCAGCCATTTCTTGTACTTTCGCATCCCTTTCAGCCTTTTCCTCCCTCTTAGCATACATCGCTGCCACCCTGGGATCCATGGGTTTTGACTCACTCTTTGGGGTTTCTTCAAGATTACTGGAACCTTCTGCTCCTACAAGACTCCCGCCGGAATTTTTTGTTTCTTCAAGATTACTGGAACCTTCTGCTCCTACAAGACTCCCGCCGGATTGTTTTGCTTCTTCAAGATTCTCGGGATTTTGTATTTCTTCAAGTCTTGCCATGACGGCTTGCGCATCTTCATCACTTAGGTCATCGTCTGCTAGTATAGCATTTAGTTGAGCGGGATCTGTAGTCTGAGCAAGAATTTCATAATTAATCTCGCTGTTACCTAGCATGTCTTTGTCATATAGTCCGCTTTCTTCTGCGGCTTCTAATGCGGCTTCACCTGATGTTGTTGTTGCTAAATCACCGGCTGCCTCACCAACTGCTGATCCAGCAAAGTATCCGCCTATTCCACCAACTACAGATCCTATAACACCACCGACCGCTGTGCCTACTATAGGTATTGCTGATCCAATTGTGGCACCTATTACGGCACCTTTAGCCGCGCCCGCAAGTCCTCCAACAAAACCACCAGCAGCCTTTGTTATTGCGGTAGTTTTTCCTGCTGTTTCATCTTGTTCTGTAAATGCTTGACCGGTCTCTTCGTTAATCGCACCAGACTCTACTAGCTGGTCAGCCGCTTGATAACCTTGATATCCTTCATATATTGACATTCCAGCGGCTAATGGTCCAGACGCTCTACCCAGGGTACGGACTGCTGTACCACGCAAAAGATTTGATCCTGTTGTCCTTGCTGTTTGTGTTGCCGTTTGCCCAATTGTAGATGTAGTTGTTGCTCTTGCTACTTGACTCGCACCCTCCGCGGCCTCGGATGTTGCTTTTGCTACTTGACTAGCAGACGAAGAAGGTACATTACCAGGAGCTACATTACTAGGTTTTGCATTTACAGTTCTATTCGCTCTTTGTTGTCTTAGCTCTCTAGCTCTAGCATCTCTTGTGGCTTGCTCTTGTGGTGTTCTTTGATTTGGTGGTGTTCTAGTATTTGTCGGTGTTGTTCTTGGTGTTCTTATGGGTGGGTTTGGTCCCCCACCACCGCCGCCGCCCCCCGAACCCATTCGAGCAAGCATTGTCTCCATGAGTTTGATAATCGTTTTGCCTTGATTAACACGATCTTCTCCTTGTTGAGCCATTTCTTCAACAAAGACATTCTGGTCTTCGATAAGAGCAACTAATTTTCCGCTTTCCTTGACAAGGAGACTAACTGGTCTGTCAGGATCAGTATACTCCTCTTCATGCATCTCTTTTATTGCATTAACATTATCGTTTATTTCTGTGACTACTTCAGGAATTGTTACTGCATCTTCTTTTGTTTCAGAGATAGTCTTGTTTTCTTTTGCATACTCTCTAGCAACATCTCTTTGCTCGTCTGTACTAAAGACTTTTCCTAAAAAACTATCAGCACCGAAAACATTAGCGGCATTAAAGCCTTCTTTCATTATGTTTCCGAATCCCTCAGTTTCCCTTCTTACACCCAAAGAGTCTTTAATGCGTCCGATTGATTCATTTGCAAATCTATCTTTTACTGTATCACCTAATTTGTTCTTCTGTTCTTCTGTGGGGTCCAACACTTTACCCGGCATGCTGTCTTGACCAAAAACATTTGAGGCAGAGAACCCCTCAGACACTATATTTTTAGCACCTGTTGTTTTTCTATCTACGCCTAGGGAATCTTTGAGTTTGTCAGCTACGACTTCTCCTATCGTTTTCCCTTCTTCTCTTGCCTTTCGTTTTTCTTCGGGTGTCATCTTCGTTTAGCCTTATCTGCTTTCTTCTTTAAGTGTTCTATTAGCATAGCTATGTAAACTTGCCTCTCCCACGGCAACCAATTTTCAATTTCACTTAGAGAGTATTTATGTTCTTGCATTAATAAGAAATTGGTCTTAAAAAAATTCTCTAGTGAATCATGGGAGAGGTTTAGACGAAAAAATTTTGGTAACCATTAAAATCAATGTAGTTTGGTCTTCCACAACTCCCACAAGTAAAATTAATTTCATGTGCTAGAACAGGCATTGTCTCAAAGAATTTTCTAAATTTTCCAAACTGTTCTAGTGACAAACTCTCTAGCCAATCTTGCTTCTCTTGGTCAGATGATTCATATGCATTAAAAATCTCATCTCCTTGATACACTACATGCAGAGACTTAGACATGATTTTATACATTTCATCTGTGCTAGTGCTTTTAAACAACTCCTGTACTTCAAATGCGCTAGGATATTCCATATCTACAAAAATATCATCACTTATTTTTATCTTCTTAGAATGCTCAGGGTTCTCTGATACTTCTAAATCTTTTAAATCAATTTTATGATTGTGTGGTGTATCACAGCCACCACACTTCAAAGTTAATTCGATGGTGCTTGCTACTGATTGCGCTCTCAAATCTAAAAAAATCTTTTGTAGTGCAAAAAGTGGAAGTTTTTCTCCATCAATCTTTCCAAAAGAGCAGTTGGTTACAATTTGCTGTGTTGCACGAATCATGTCTTGCTCTTCACCCGATTCGTTTGCCATTATCAACAGTTTTTCCTCTTTTACCAAGAAAGGTCTGAATTTTTCTTTTCCCTTAGTATGAGGTAAATCAATTTCAAATGTGGGGGTTTCAATTATGGGTAGTGCCATTATATTCTCCAATAATAATTATGCTGTTATTGATATTGCGGGTGATGAAATGTTGTTTGTTACTCCCAATGCACCCGGTTGCCAGAGTTTGTACGCTAATGAAATTGAAACTCTGGCAATAGATTCATTTCCCTGAGAGACAGGTGTTAGTGATATATTTCTAGGAACTGCCTCAATCAGAGTCCAAGATTTCTCTATTTTATCTTGTCTATTCAATGTATGTACTATGACAGATCCAACATACTGGTCATAAAAACCAACTTCTTTGCTGGTTGGATCTGTGGCGGTAAACATCCAGTCTTCAAAATACTGCCTAACATTCCACTTAGTGTCACAATAAAAAGTAAATGTCGCATTGTCTCCAAAAAATTCTACTCCATGTACTCTAGGTTCTGTCCAGTTTCCTATTTTGATAGGGGAATAGGGCACAAGCAATCCAGGTATGGCTGCATCTTCACACAATACAGAAATGGTTTGTCCTAATGTAGTTGAAGAAACAGGCGAAAAAAATTCAACTTCAAAGCGATTACTTCTAGCTAAATCGTTTTTTCTAATTTCGCTTATAAAATTTTCTAGATTGCTCATAGAGAAGCCCTTGATTTGTTGAATACTCTTTGTTTAGTAAGCCCTTCAAATTGCTCGACCGGAAGCATCGCGGCGATATTCCAATCTTCGGGATTTATTTTTAACACTCTCGATTTTATGTGAGAGAACAAGTATCTTTTTACTGTAGGTTTCACTCCAGGAAAACGAGAAGCGGATTGTAGTATATTCCAACTCAAACTTAATTCCGTGTCACTGTCAATTGTCGTAGTGGTTTTAGTTTTCATTAACGCTTCTAGTAATTGAAATCTTAATCCATAAGGAAGATAGTGCAAATTCAATCCTCTAAAACCACCAGGTGCGGTGTCATAAGGCAAAACTAAGGGGAATTTATCATAGTAAGGTAATCTATCTTTTGTTTTAGGATCATACAAGTAAAGATACATGCTACCTATTTCAGGTCTGCCTACCATGCGACCCAATCCTGAACGCATAATACTTCCGGGTGTGTCAAATTGATTGGAGAGGGCATTTATCTGCCTTCTATACCAATCTGCAGGTCTTGGTTGTGTTAGAGCCTTAGCTCTGATGTCTTGTAAAGTAGCCATGTGACTATTTATACGAGATGCCCAGTTCCTTTTCTGTGATTATCTTAAATTCCCACCCCCTATCAATGCAATATTCTTTAGCACTTTGCCACTTTGCTAGATTTACTCCCCATTGCTTCACTTCACTGATAAATCGTTTTGTTTTTCTTTTAGGTATCT